TGCCTACTGCGCTTTTACTCAATGCCATCCCTTAATCTTGTAATGATCTAATGCTTTACACATAGAACCATATCTTACTTTGTTGTATTTGATACCCCATTCAACCTGCTTAAACCCATTAGCTTTTAATAGATATTTACTTTTACCTTGAGGTATTCCATAATGACTACCATTCTTAGCCTTTGGGTTCCATCTTGATTCTCTGTAATACAACTCATCTAAACAGTAAAACTCATCTAAATTATTAAGCTGTATGAAAGCCCATTGTCTGTAATGGTTTGTTGTGTTAGCAGCTACGGAATCATCTTTTAGAAAGGCTATGTTCAAGGCAATGAACAGAGATATCACCAAACCAAACCTTGCGATCTTTCTGCTTCGCAGATCGCCCTTTCGCTCTGAAAGCGAATTTGCGTTTAAGGGTAGCATGTCAAGTCAAATCGATTAACAAAACCGCAGGTCAGAAGGCGTGTCGTAGAATGGCACAATGTTGTATTGATCAATCCAGTTGCAATCATAACCCGCCTCACTCATTTGGTCGCTATTAATTCACATGTGTGGCAAGGCTGATCTACGAACTGCCATGATCCACATTTAGTGCATCTAATAACAGGTTCTTGAGTGTCAGTCGCTTCTGCTAGGTTCTTTGTTCCAACGCAATTGCAACGCAAACATTGATAAACCCTGAAGCCATTAGCAGTTGGATAACCATCCAGCCAGATAAACTCGGTATTGCTTGAGCAGCCATTACACTTAAATTTAACCATCTTTAGAAGCCCATCCTGTACCTTTGAAAATTGCTGGAACAGCTGTAAAAACACGCCTTAATAATGATCCACATACTTGACAATGAGGGATTTTATGATCCATTGGTAAATCCAATACAATCAGCAACCCCTCACCATCGCACATATAGTCGTATTTAGGCATTGTAAGGAATCCGATTTATTGCATGGCAGGAATAGCATCGAAGCAGATCGCCCTCATGAAGTAATCTGTCATCGTTGCATAGCTCACAATGCTCAACCGATGGCTCTACGATTACGCCGTTATCTGTAAAGGTAGCGGTCAATCCTGAGCCATCAATAATTTGTAATTCACCCATTTATTCACCTCCTTCAAAATACCATTTTCCGTTAGCGGTAAGTTTTGCCCATTTAGCATCGCATTGTTTTGCTTTGCATACATAGCCATAATAAGGCTTACCTCCTTTAGATATTCCTTCTTTAAGAATATGCCCATGTTCGCAGGCAGGCGGTTCATTTGGTGTTGATGCACCGATTTCAGAAACTACATCTCCAACAGTCCAAACAACTGGAGCAGGTTCTTTATCCGCTTCAAATGATGATCTAAGTGCAGTTTCAATTGCAGCTGATCGCCCGGACTTTCCATAAATGTTTTGCTTAGATTCTAATTTTTCTTTGAAACTAGCAACCTTTACCATTTCCTCTTTAGAAGCTCTTTTGCCTTTAGATGCAAAACCAGCGTTTGCAAGTGCTCTACCGATCGCTGAAGTTTCGCAATTCTCCAACGCAGAAGTAGCATTGACACCTCTATCCGAAATCGTTTCAGAAGCGAGTCCTGTTGAGCACGGCTTGGCATCTGCCTCTGTTTTGAATAATTTGCAAAATACAATGAATCGATTGTTCGATGCCTCGATAAGTTCTGTTTCCAATCTGGAATCTGGGTATTGTCCATGCCATTTCTCCAATCTTGATTCTACTGTTTCATAATCCTCTAAATTAAAACCCATTTTTAATCCTCCCAGTTTTCATCTTGCACTGCATCAAGCACAGTTTTATAGACAGATCCATAGGCAATAAAGTCTTTGATACTGTCGTAATGATCTGGGGTTTCATTAAGCCTAGAAACCTTGACCAATGCCATACATAATGCAGCTTGGTGTGGTGTGATTGGGAAGTCGAGATAAGCAGACCATAAGCCCGCAATTCGTTTGTGGTTGTAATACGGATGTCCATAGACCGCTCCACGCTGTTGGATCGTAGTAATGACCTCATCAAACAGGGTTTCAGTTTTTGTCATAATCGAAAACTTCATCAGACTTTGTTTGAATGTTTGTCAATCGTCTATGCGATTGCCATCCAGCTTCTCTGCCCTTCCAATAACCATTCTGGAATGCAGTATCTCTGATTTCGTAAATAATCCAGGTAAATGCTCCAAGCCCTAAAAGTATCCAGGCTAGTTGTAGCATGTCGTCTTTTGCTGTCATGTCGCTCCCTACATATACACAGACCATCTGTGCATACATAAAGTATGACCTAAATCAAGGAAGCATGGTTAATTACTTTCGGCGTGTTTTATAACGATTAGATAAAGCCAAGAGCCTCAACTGCATCGATATGATCATCAATCGTGCGTGGCTGATAGTCTGTTTCACACTCCATACGACTTTCCAAGAGCTGTAAATGAGCCATCTTTGTTGATCGGAATAAGCGTTGGAGTCATGTTTTTGCCATTCCATTCAAGGATAGCAATACCCATCTGCCAATTGGCCACAGTTCGCGTATAAGAGGCTTTTGCCTTATTCATAAGGTTTCCTACCTCAATGCCATATAAAGGCCTGTAATGGCCTCCTATGCCCTCAGAATAGGCACTCATGCCCAAGCGATGCGTGTGCCCAATAAGGCAGGATTTGCCCGTTTTACGGGCTAAATTTAATGCAGTCATTCCAGCATTGGGATTGGCGTTGCCTTCGTCGCCATGAGCCAAGATCCAGCCCTTTTCGAATTCGTAAAATGTTTTATGAAAGGTAATGCCTAAACTATCGAAGTCCATAAATTTTGCATACTGCAATTCAGGCAGAGATAACATGCCCGGAACTTTTAGAAGTGTGTTGTAAAGCCTGTCAGTATGGTTCGATCTAACAATATGCGCTTCTTTAGCGTTTTCAGTTAATGACCAAAGGATCTCTTGAGTAGCTGTGCGATCTTGATCAAGGGTCTGCTGATAAGCCAAAGGTGTTTTTTCAGCCCATCGAGAAATGGTTTGAAAGTCAATCTCATCGCCAACACATAGAACGCTGTCAAACTTTTCACGGCGTGCCAATTTGATGACATTCTTAACGGCTGCTTCATGGTGGTATGGGATTTGTAAATCTGAAATAACCAGATAACGCTTAATCTTCATCCTCTTCGTCAGTTGGATCTATGGAAGGAATAATTCCGCCATCGCCTACAATCCAATCAGGGAAAGTCTTGTGTTCAGTCATAAGCCAAAAAGCGTGTTCAGGCGTAAATCCTGCTTTTCTAGCTGCTTTGTAGCATTCGTGCAAAGCCATGTAATGTTGATCAATCTTCGTTAATGGCTCAGGAGATTGGCGAACGACGCGACGATTGATCTTTTTGCGTTTGATAGGTTTTCGAGTGTTCGCCATAATTAAAATTATGACTTACTGATTAAGACAAAGAGATCATCGACACGCTTCTCAAGTCGATTAATTTGGTCTTTGATTGATGCTCCGCCATTAGGTTTAAGTTCGGCTAAATAGGATTTAATAACCCAACGCAGAGCCAGCAATAAACTGCTTGCGATTGCGCAACCGCCAACGGCGATAGCGACCCAATCGTTTGCAGTCATTTCGCATCGATACCATAATCAACTTCTTTACCAGAAGTAGGATCAATGGCTTTGATTAATGGTGCAATTAATGCGCCAAGCAAAACTGCATATTCAGGCTTAATATCTCCCACAATGGCTAAAGCCACAGTTATTCCAGAAGCTGCAACAGCTCTTAAATATGATTTAATCGCTGCTTTGTGCTTTTTGCTTATTTTCATGATTTACCTCCGAGTAGTGGGATATTAAAGAATTCACCAGATTGATTTGGCTTGAATGAAATATGGATATGTTTATGATGGGGATTTATGCCACGATATTTGACAAATTTCCAAAATGATTTAGCACTAGCAATTTTTTCTGCATGGATTACATACAGAATACGCTTATCTTTTTTTGCTGCGAGTCGAATCTGATCTGCCAAATCGAAACTAATTCCTTCTTGGTCAGAAAGGCGAGCGTCAATATCGATGGCGCATACTTCACCCTGTTCATTCGGGTTATGCTGACTGACTCTGGCTGAATGGCGAGCATCACCAATCCACCCATCGCTGGCACGCTTGCGATCAGGGAAGCAGTCATCAGTTTGTTCTCT